CCTCGGCACCGGTGCCAACGCCGGCAAGGTGGTCTCGATCACCGTCACCAACCCCGGCACCAACTACACCGGCACCGTCACCGTCACGATCGGCGCTCCCCCTTCCGGTGGCGTTCAGGCTGTGGCCGGCACCGCCACCAAGGGCACCGTCCGCAACCGGGTCGTGTCCGAGCTGCTCGGCATCGCCCAGCGTCTCCGCGCCGTCATCATCGCTGACGGGCCCAACACCACCGACGCCGCCGCCATCCAGGTGCCGCAGGACTTCGGCTCTGATCGCGTCTACGTCGTCGATCCCTGGGTCCTCGTCGCCGGCGCTGCTGTCCCCTCCTCCTCCGCCGTCGCCGGCCTCATCAACCGGGTCGACAACGAGCTCGGCTTCTGGTGGTCCCCCTCGAACAAGACCATCAACGGGATCGAAGGCACCGCCCGCGCGATCGACTTCACCCTCGGCGACTACACCTCCCGCGCCAACCTGCTCAACGAGCAGAAGGTGGCGACCATCATCCGTGAGCAGGGCTTCAGGCTGTGGGGCAACCGCACCACCTCGGCCGAGCCGCTCTACGCCTTCCTGTCCGTCCGCCGCACCGCGGACATGATCAACGAGTCCATCCTCCGCGGTCACCTCTGGGCCGTCGATCGCTGCATCTCCGCCGTCTACCTCGAGGAGGTGATGGAGAGCGTGCGCGGTTACCTGCGCAGCCTCAAGGCCCGCGGTGCCATCCTCGGCGGTGACGTCTGGGTGGACCCCGACCTCAACTCCCCCACCAGCATCGCCAACGGCCAGGTGTTCTTCGACTTCGAGTTCACCCCTCCGTACCCGGCTGAGCGGGTCACCTTCCGCTCCCACCTGGTCAACAGCTACGTGGTTGACCTGCTCACCTGATCCACAACACCGAGGACTGAACCATGGCCCAGCTCCCACGCATCCTGAAGAACTTCAGCCTGTTCGTTGATGGCCGCGGCCTCGCTGGCATCATCGACACGCTCACCCTTCCCACCATCACCGTGAAGATGGAGGAGGTTCGCGCCGGCGGGATGGATGCTCCCGTCGAGCACGACATGGGGATGGAGAAGCTCGAAGCTTCCTTCGTCCTGCAGGAGTACAACCCGGAGGTGATCAAGCTCGTGGGCCTCGCCGCCCAGGACAAGCAGCTCACCGCCCGTGGCGCGATGCGACGCGATGGCGAGGACGTCGTCCCCGTCGTCGTGAACATGACCGGCGGCCTGAAGCAGCTGGAGACCGGCGACTGGAAGGCGGGCGACATGAGCAACCCGACCTTCAGCATCGCCCTCCGCTACTACAAGCTCACCATCGGTGGCCAGGAGCTGATCGAGATCGACAAGGTCAACATGATCCGCAAGGTCGGCGGCCAGGATCAGCTGCAGAGCATCCGTCAAGCGCTGGGGGTCTGAGCTGAATGGCGATCGACAAGCGAGCAACGGTGAAGATCGACCTCGACTTCCCGATCCAGGTGTCGGGAGTTGAGGTGAAGCACCTCGTCATGCGCCGTCCCAAGGTGCGTGACGAGATGGCCTACGCCAAGGCCTCCGGCAGCCAGGAGGACAAGGTGCTCATGATGATGTGCACCCTGACCGAGACCCCGCAGGACGACCTGCTGGAGCTCGACGCCGCCGACTGGTCGAAGCTTGAGGAGCAGTACATGGCTTTCAAGGGGGCCAGGCCACAGACCGAGAGTTGAGACGGGCGATCATCCTCCTGTCCAAGCTGACCGGCTGGGGCCTGGCCGACATCCTGGAGATGCGACTGGATGACTTCTGGCTGTTCCTCGAGGACGGCCAGGCCATCCAGAATGAGATCAACGAGGCAGCGAAACCATGATCGGCGGCGGCATCCAGAAGATCACGGTTGAGATCGGGGGCAAGGTCGCCGCCAGCCTCGCGGCATCGGTGCGTGCAGCACAGATGCAGGTGTCGACGTTCGGGCGGAACGTCAGCCGGACGATGAACGACGCCGCGATCGCCGGCAAGAAGGGCTTCAAGGGGATCTTCGACAACGCCATGTGGCAGCAGGCCACCATTGGCGCAACCGCCTTCGCTGGAGCCATCGGCCTGTCGGTGAAGGCGGCGATGGAGTTCGACAAGGCCATGGCTGACGTCCGCAAGGCCATCGACTTCAAGGATGGGGAGAAGGGGATCAAGCGGTTCGGCAACCAGCTGATCAAGCTGTCGACTGAGCTGCCCTACACCGCTGCGCAGCTCAGCCAGATCGCCGCCTCGGCCGGCTTCGCTGGCTACAAGGAGAGCGAGATCATCCCCTTCACGCGCGCGGCTGCGCGCATGGGCGTCGCGTTCCAGATGACGGCGGAGCAAGCCGGCGACGCCATGGTGTCGCTGCGTGCGTCGATGGGCCTGACGCAGCCTGAGGTCGAGAACCTGGGCGATGCGATCAACTACCTGTCGGACCAGTTCCAGGGGACGGTCAGCGCGTCAGACCTGACGGAGGTGACGCGACGGATCGGTGCGATCGGCAAGGCGGCGGGCCTGACTGCAGAGCAGACCGCAGGGATGAGCGCAGCCTTCCTGGCGTCCGGCACGCCAGCGGAAGTCGCCGCGACGGGCCTGAAGAACTTCCTCAACGCCCTCACCAAGGGCGAGATGGCGACCGCCAACCAGGGCTACGCGCTCGCCACGTTGTTCGGTGGCGAAGGCCTGGCGAGCACAATCAAGACCGGGAAGGGCAAGGCGAAGAAAGCGGCGAAGGGCGTGGCACTGGGTATCTCGGAAGAGCTGGCCAAGGGAATGCAGATCGACCCAGAGGGGACGATCAAGAGTGTCCTGGAGAAGATGGCAAAGCTGCCCAAGGAGAAGCAGGTCAGCATTGCTGGTGCGCTGTTCGGGGAGGAGAGCAAGCAGGCGATCATGCCGCTGCTCACGAACACCAAGCTGATCGGCCAGGCCTTCGATCTGATCCGCGACAAGCAGGCTTTTGCCGGGAGCATGCAGAAGGAGTTCGCCAACCAGATGGGGACCTCCTCGGCACAGATGAAGATCTTCCAGAACGGGATCAATGCCGTGGGCGTGAGCATCGGCGCGGCGATTCTGCCCAGCCTGAACAGCATCCTGAAGGCAGTCACCCCGGTCCTCGTGCGTTTTGCCGAATGGACGCAGAACAACCAGGGCCTTGCGACCGGGATCGTGCTGGTGGGTGGGGCCCTCTCGGGCCTGATCATCGCGCTGCCCATCATCGCTGGGGTCGTCACCGCCATCGGCACCATCGGCACCGCCATCGGTGCGGTCATGGCCTCCGTGCCGCTGCTCGCGGGGATCGGCACCGTCTTCGCCCTGGTCGTCCCACCGATCGGCCTGGCGGCCGCCGCCATCGCCGGCGTCGCGGCCCTCGCCTTCGTCGTCATCCGCAACTGGCAGCCGATCAGCGGATTCTTCTCCCGCCTCTGGAATCAGGTCGTCGCCACTGCTCAGTCGATCGGCCCGCGGCTCCTCGGGATCTTCGCGCCCATCCCCACCGCCATCATCCGGATCTTCACCTCCAGCAGCATCGGGCAGCAGATCATCACCAGCATCATCAACGGCCTCAAGGCCCGGGCCGGGGCCCTGTTCGGGTGGATCAGCAGCACGATCGGCCGGATCCGCAGCCTGATGAACTTCGGCGCGCCGGCCGCCCCAGGTGGTGGTGCAGCAGCTGCTGGGCCTGCCCCTGCCGAGGACGCCCCCGAGGGTCGCGCGCGCGGGGGGCGCGTCCGCGCAGGCATTCCCTACATGGTGGGTGAGCGGCGGCCCGAGCTGTTCGTCCCCGGCATGAACGGCGGCATCATCCCCCGCGTCGCGCAGCCCGTCACCGCTGCTGCCCTCGCAGCCCTCCTCGCATCCCCTGCCGCCGCCGCTGCCCCGCCGCCGCCGGCCGTCACCATCCACGCCCCGATCACCATCCACGCCACCGGTGGTGATCCGCAGCAGATCCGCCAGCATGTGCTCGATGCCTTCGCTGAGATCCAGCACAACCTGGCCGCCTCCCATCGCGTCCTGCTGAACGACTGATGAGCCGCCCCCTCTTCCAGCTCGGATCCTTCCAGTTCGACCTCAAGAACGGGGCCCCGCAGTCGCTCGACCGGCTGGCGGAGTACCGGTGGGAGGGGCAGGAGCGGATCCTGCGCGAGACCGCTCAGCAGTTCCTCGGCCCCGGCGATCAGACGATCACCCTCGAGGGCCAGCTCTACCCGGGCTTCACCGGCTCCAACCGAACGATCGAGACCCTCCGCTCCCTCGCCGCCGAGGGCAAGCCGCAGATGCTGTCCGATGGCGTCGGGCGGGTCTACGGCAAGTGGGCGATCAAGCGCGTGCGCGAGGGCCAGGCGGTCTTCGTCCAGGGCGGTGCCGCCCGGCGCATCGACTTCACCATCGACCTGGTCCGCTACGGGGAGGACAACCCGGGCGCGGCGGCCAGCCCGACGAGCGTCGCCCCCGTCTTCGGCAACACCCTCCCCCTCGACCTCGAGTCCTTCGCCCTCCCTGGCTCCGCCTTCGATGCCGCCTCCTGGGCCAGCAGCGTCGTCGGGGCCCCCGTCGCCGAGCTCGCGCGCGGGGCTGGCTTCAACCTCGGCCAGCTCGCCGGCATCGCCCAGTCGGTCGCCAACCAGAACTACGTTCAGGCAGCGCTGAGCGCCTTTGGCCTCGCCGGCCTCAACATCGACCAGTCCAACGTCTGGGCCCAGGTCGGCATCAACGCTGCTCAGATGGTCCAGCAGATGGCCGCCGGCCGCGGCCCTGAGGCCACTGCCATCGCCCTCGATGCTCTCCGCCCCGCCACCACCGCCATGCTCAACACCCTCGGCGGCAGCGCTGAAGGCGGCCAGGCGCTGCAGGACATGATCGATTCCGCCGCCACGATCACGACCATGCTGGATGTCGACCCCTACGTGACCGACGCGATCCGGAGCCTCGTCCGACCATGAGCCAGATCTACGTGACCAAGCAGTTCGATGAGGTCGACCTCATCTGCTGGCGCTACTACGGCCGCACCCAGGGCACCGTCGAGGCGGTGCTGCTGGTGAACCAGAACCTCGCCGACATCGCACCGATCCTGCCCGAGGGGCTGCACATCCAGCTGCCGGATCTGCCGCAGCCGGAGACCACCGAGACCGTCAGGATCTGGGATGTATGACGACGCCAGCGTTCCGCATCCTCGCTGACGGGTCCGACATCACGGCCCAGATCCGTGATCGCCTCGTGTCGATTCGCATCACCGACGAAGCGGGGCAGGTGAGCGACAGCCTGGAGATCACCGTCGACGATCGGGAGAAGCGCATGCCCCTCCCGCGCACGGGCGCATGGATCCGGGTCTGGCTGGGCTACAGCACGAACGGCGAGCTGCCGGTCTACATGGGGGCCTATGCCGTCGATGACTGCGACCTGAGCTGCGGGCCCCGGTCGATGGTGATCCGCGCCTCCGCCGCCGCCACCGCGCCGGAGCTGATGAAGGAGCAGCGGACCCAGTCCTGGCACCAGACCACCCTCGGCCAGGTCGTCACCACCATCGCCCAGCGCAATGCCCTCAAGCCGGTCATCAAGGGCAGCCTGGCGAGCGTTGAGATCAAGCACGAGGACCAGACGAGCGAGAGCGACCAGGCCTTCCTCACCCGCCTGGCGGAGCGCTACAAGGCGACCATCAAGCCGGCCGACGGGAAGCTCGTCGTTCAGCCTCGAGGCAGCGGCGAGGGGTTCCAGGACTTCACCATCACCGAGAAGGAGGTGACGAGCTGGCGGGCGAACGTGAAGAACCGCGGTGCCTATGGCCAGGTCGCTGTCCGCTACCTCGACCGGAAGACGCAGAAGGAGAAGATCGCCAAGTCCGGCAAGGCCGCCGGCAAGCTGCCGACGTTCGAGGAGAAGCAGCTGGCGAAGAACAAGGAGGAGGCGGAGAAGCAGGCCGCCAGCCGCCTGCAGTCCCTCACCTCCGGCGAGGTGCGCATCAGCCTGGAGCTGCAGGGCCGGCCGCGGGCATCGGCCGAGGGGCTGATCACCCTGAAGGACTTCCGGCCTGAAGTCGACGGGACGTGGAACATCAAGTCCATCACCCACAGCCTCGACAGCAAGGGCTACCGCACGTCGATCGAGTGCGGCACGAAGGGTGAGGAGAACGACGACTGGATGCTGGGCGAGAGCGGCGGCGGCGTCGGCACGAACGGCGTGAGGCCAGGCGCGAACAACGGCAAGCCGGCATCGCAGAAGGCGAACCTCATCGCACGCTCCGCCGAGCAGCTGCGGGGGATGAACACCAGGGGCGGCCCAGACGGTGGCAACAATGCTTGCCTCTTCGCCGTGAACCGTGTACTCAGGAACGCCGGCATCACCCCGCCATGGGGCAACAGCAACTACGTCCCGACGGCGCAGCAGGTGCTGGCCGGTGGGGCCGGCACCCTCCTCAGCGGCCCCGAGCCTGGTGCCATCGCCATCATGCGCGACTACGGCAGCCCCCCATACCCTCACATCGGTGTCGTCGGCACCGATGGCAGCACGATCATCAGCAACAGCTCCAGCCGGGGGAGCTTCAGCTGGGCCGCAGGCGAGGGGTCCTACACCAGCACCTACGGCAGGACTCCCATCTACTACCGGCTCAGATAGCATCGGCAGGTGCAGGCTCTGGGAATGGCTGACAACGTCGACCAGGTCTCGCACCTGGAGATCTTCCGGGCGGTCATCGCCCTTGAGACAAAGGTCGACCTGCTGCTGCAGCGGGAGACCAGCAGGGATGAGTCGGAGCAGAAGCGGGACGAGCGGATCAACGCCCTGGAGCGCAGCCAGGCCTGGATCCTCGGCATCTGCGCTGCCCTCTCCATCCTCGGCCCGATCGTGGTGACCGCTGCTGCCCCCCGGCTACAGTTCGGTCATCCCGCGACGCACGAGCAGCGCCCATGATCGGCCCCCGCAAGCGCCCGCACGACTTCGGCTTCAGGCCTGGCGACACCCACCTGCTGGTGAACGACGTCACCGAGAAGGCACGGGCGTTCAGCCACACCGGCCAGCTGCTGTGGACCATCCCCTGCCTCGCGCGCGGGCAGGGATCTGACTTTGAGTGGGCTGGCGTCGGCACCGACACGCCCCCGGGCCTCTACAAGATCGGCGCGATCTACCGCGACTACGAGATCGACCCGGTCCCGTCCTACAACCGCACCGCCATGGCCTATGGCTGGTACTCCTTCGACCTCGAGGAGCTCGAGGGCCAGGAGGCCCGGTACGGGCGGGCCGGCATCATGATCCACGGCGGCGGCAGCGCCTGCGGCTGGCCTGGCGCATGGGAACCCCGCCAGCCCCTGGTGCCCACCCTCGGCTGCGTCCGCCTCCACAACGCCGACCTGCGCGACCGCATCCTGCCCCTCACCGCCAGCGGCACCGTCTTCGTCTCCGTCTTCCAGGAGGGTTGATGGAGCTGTCGGACTTGATCCGGATCTACCCCAGCACCCTCTCGGCTGACGCATGCCAGCAGCTGATCGATGGCTTTGAGACGCGCACCGGTCAGCACGTCATCCACCAGGGCGGCGACGGCCCGCGGTTCGCGGAGCTCAACCTCACCCAGCAGTGGGCCGAGGGGCACGACCTCGCGTTCGCCGCGATCATGCCTCAGTTCGAGGCCTACTCTCGTGACCTCTCGATCGGCACCCAGCAGTGGCCGGCAGAACTCGCGTTCGAGGAGCTGCGGCTGAAGCGCTACCGGCCCGGTGGCGATGACCAGTTCCCCGAGCACGTCGACGTCGGCGACCATGCCTCCGCGCGCCGCTTCCTCGCAGCGCTGCTCTACCTGAACGACGTCCGCGACGGCGGCGAGACCGACTTCCCGCTCTGGCGGCAGGCGATCCGCCCCAGCGCAGGTACCCTGGTCGTGTTCCCCCCTCTGTGGCCGTGGCTTCACGCCGGCCGGCCGCCGGTGTCGGGGCCCAAGTACATCCTCTCCACCTACCTCCACTACTGCTGAGGCAACCATGGACCACATCAAGCCCGAGTACATCGGCTTCGCCCTCTTCGTGATCAGCGAGATCATCGGGATGGCCAAGATCCGCCCCAACTCCATCACCCAGCTGGCCCTGCAGCTGCTCCGCCAGTCCTTCCCCTACCACCCCGGCCGCTGATCGATGCCCTTCGACCGCGCCGCCCTCATCCGCCAGATCCGGCTGCATGAGGGCGAACGGCTGAAGCCGTACCGCTGCACCGCCGGCAAGCTGACGATCGGTGTCGGCCGCAACCTCGACGATCGCGGCATCACCCGCGAGGAGTCGGCGATGCTGCTCGACAACGACATCCGGCTGCTGGAGATCGAGCTGTTCCGCGCGCTGCCCTGGGCCTCGGCCCTCGATGACGTGCGCCAGCGGGTGCTGCTCGACATGGCCTTCAACCTGGGCCTGCCCGGGCTGCTGCAGTTCAAGCGCACCCTTGAGGCGATCCGGACCGGCCAGTACCAGCAGGCGGCGACGATGATGCTCGACTCGCTGTGGGCCCGGCAGGTGGGGCAGCGTGCCGAGCGGCTGGCCAGGATGATGGCGACCGGCGCGACACCGCGCGAGCTGTGGCCGCCGGCCTGATCAGGCTGCTGGGCTGGGGATGATGTCGACGCCGGAGGAATGGCGCGGGCGAAGGGTCAGCCAGATCCCGCCCAGGCTCTTCGGCAGGACGATCTTCTCGACGGCCCAGCCGCCGCCGCTGGCGAACTCCTCCTTGTAGGTGCCGGTCTGCAGGTGCCAGCGGGTCTCGATCTGCTGCTGGCCTGAGGTGGTGACGCGGTAGCAGGGGTGCGCCGCGATCGTGCGCTCGTGGTTGTGGCCGTTGACCCAGACCCCCGCCTGCGGGGCCAGGACCGCATATCTCCCCCCGCCCATGACACCCTTCGTCACGACGCCGCCCCAGGCACCGTGGTGGAAGAACAGCAGGACCGAGCGGGACTTGCCGGGGCCGCGCTCGTTCTCCTGGTAGAAGCTGAACCGCACGAACCCCTGGTAGGGCATGTGGTGCGGAGCGCCGGGGCCCATGCGACGGATGACGTTGTCGAGCGGGTTCACCTCGTTCCGGCCGGCGACCGCCGTCTCGTGGTTGCCGTCGGAGATCATCGCCAGGGTGCCGGCCCAGGGCCGGAGGAAGTCGGCGGCCTCGCCGAACACCAGGTCGAAGTAGTTGGACCCGAGGTGCTCCGGTCGGATGCTGCCCTTGCTGCCGCGGCGATCGTTCTTCCCCTGCATCAGGCAGAGGACATCACCGAACATGAAGGCGGCACCCTGCCGGTCGCGGCACTCGTTCAGGTGCCGAGCGAGGAGGGCCCGGTTGCACTTCGGGTTGTCGAGGTGGATGTCCGATGCCAGGAGGCAGTGGAACTCCTCGGACTTCGAGCTGTAAGGAATGCGCACATCGAGGAGTGCCGGGCCAACCCTGACGATGTGGTGGCGCACGATCCGTCCACAATGGACACCCGCAGGGTAGCGGGCGGTCAGGCCGCGAGCATCCGGCGGACGGTGGTGCGGCTGCAGCCGAGGCGATCGGCGATGCGCTGCTGGGTCCAGCCGGCGGCGCGCCAGCGGCGGGCCCGCTGCTGCCGGGTCTCGGTGGCCCAGAGGATGATGACGATGGGCAGGAGCAGGAGAGCAACGGCCCAGGCGAGGACGCAGGTGGTCATGGTGTGAATGCGATGGAGTCGACGGCGCGCTCGGCCTGTCGATGCGCACACCCTACCGGCCGGCCCGGACGATCGACGCGCTGTTGTTGCAATCCGTCACACGCCCAGATCGTCGCTCACCCGCTCCACCGCCGCACGTGCTGCATCGTCCACCAGGTGCGCATACCGGCTGGTGGTCTGCGTGCTCCGGTGCCCCAGCAGCTGGCCCACCGTCCCCAGCGTCTGGCCCCCGCTGAGGCTGTAACTGGCGAAGGTGTGGCGCAGGTCGTGCACCCGCAGATCCGACACGCCCGCGTCCTCGAGCAGCGCCAGCCACATCCGCCGGTAGCCCACCAGCGGCCGTTCCCCCGTCTCCCCAGGGATCACCCACCGGCCCCCGCCGGCCGCCGCCTCCAAGGCCCGCAGCACCTCCACCGCTCGATCGCTCAGCCGCACCTCCGCCGCCCCCGTCTTCCCCCGTTCCGCCGGCACCCGCAGCACGCCTCGGTTCCAGTCGATCTCCGACCACTCGGCGCACATCACCTCGCGCAGCCTGGCCCCGGTCAGCAGCAGCAGGCGCACCAGCTGGATGAACCGCCACCGGATCGCCAGCGGGCCCGCCGCCTCCCACCGCTGCATCGCAGCACGCAGCCGGGTCAGCTCCTCCGGGCTGGCATAGCGGCGGCGCTGCCGCTCGGGATGAGCCCGGACGCCCCGGGCCGGGTTGCTGCCCACCGGCCGCCACCCCCACTCCTCCGCCAGGCCCATCGCCACACCCAGCACCTCGAGGGCCCGGTTTGCCGTCGCCGGCTGCGGATGGCAGGCGTGCCACTCCCGCACCTGCTCGCGGGTGAGCGCGGCCACCCGCACGCGCGAGAACGCCGGCAGGAGGTGCCGCCGCCAGAGGATCTCGTCGTTCCGGCCCGATCGCTTCCGGCTCGCGTGGGCCTGCAGGTGGCGGGCGGCGAGGGCCTCGATCGTCGGGGCCTCCCTGGCGGCCCGGCGCTCTGCCCCCGGATCCCCGCCGGCGCGCACGCGCGCGAGAGCGGCCCGGGCCAGCTCGCGGGCCTGGTCGGGGGAGAGCTCCGCCGGGGTCCCCAGCTTCAGCTCCCGCTGCTGACCGTCGACGCGGTGCCGCAGGTAGTAGGTGCGCTGGCCGGAGGGGAGCACCAGCAGGCAGAGGCCGGGCACCAGGGTGTCGTTCAGCCGGTAGCGCTGGGCCCGGGGGGCGGCGCGCTCGACAGCGGTCTTGGTCAGCTTCATTCCCACACCGTTCCCACAGATTGCCGGGATCGGCAGGGATACCCCGGGAGCAGCCGGGAGTCCAGACCCAGGAGAATCAAGGCTCAGTGATGCGCAGTGACCCCACGGTAAGCCCGACCGTCATGCTCATAACCTGAAGGTCGCAGGTTCAAATCCTGCCCCCGCATCCAAGGAAAAACCCCGCCACTGCAAGCAGTTAGCGGGGTTCAGATGGTCCGGTCGGTGGGACGCCCGCAGGGAGCGTTCCCACACAGTTCCCACAGATCAGATCACCGCGAAGCAGGAGCTGTCGAGGCCCTGGGCCCGGGACTGGGCGAAGACCACCGCAGCACCGTCGCCGGTGCCGTCGGCGTCGAACCACAGCTGGCTGCCGGCATCCCGGAACACCGTGGGGCCAGCCCCGAGCGGAGCACCCTCGACGAACTCCACAGCAGTCCCGGCCGCGACGCCGAACACGTCGCCGGACAGGGCCATGGTGTCACCCTGGGCCCGGCTGAAGTCCTCGATGATGTCGGCGTTGCCAGCGCCGTGGGCGTCGAACACGAAGGTGTCGGCACCGCGGCCACCGGTGAGCCGATCCTGGCCCTGGCCGCCGTTCAGGACGTTGTCGCCGGCGTTGCCGCCGATCACCTCCGCCCGGGCGGTGCCGGTGGCGGTGAGACCGGAGCGACCCGTCAGCACCAGGTAGTAGGCCTGGCTGGCGGCCATGTCGAAGCTGATGGACGAGACCACGATGTCGCGGCCCTCGCTACCGAGGATCTGATCCCCGGCGTTGTTGATGATGAACTGGTCGGTCTCGCCGGCGACACCGGTGAGGACGTCGGCGCGGGAGGTTCCAGAGATGAGAGCCATTGGAGAGGTGAGCGTGTGGATGGTGACCGGATTGGGTGCGGCTCCGGCGGGCCGCGGGGTCAGGACTCCAGCTCGTCGGCGATGGCGAGCAGTTGCTGGCAATCGTTCTCTAGGTAAAGCGCAGCAGCGCGGATGGCGGCGGCCAGCGCATCGCCGTAATCCGAGAACCAGGCGATCTGCTCTAAGGATTCATTGAACGCTTCCCAGACGGCATTGGCGGCGGGGGAGAGGTCAGCCATCGGCCCCCTCCTGCGGCAGCGGCAGCGCCCAGTGGGGCAGCCAGAGAAACTCCGCGCCATATTGCTTGACGAAATCGGAATCTGTCCGCTCCCAGAACCAGCAGGCGTCTTCAGGGCTCCACAGCCAACATCTCCCCTTCGCATCGCAATCCTCCGGCCTCGGCAGTCGCTCAGCGACCGGCACCGGCTCGACGGCAGGGCGGCCCCAGCGGGTCAGCACGGCGCGGCAGTGAGCCACGGCACCAGTGTTCAGGGTGACGCGGAACAGGCCCGGTCCCACGTCTGGACCTGCGCCATGGGCTGCCAGCCGTGAGACAGTGGCAAGGTCCTCCTGGAGTCGCTGCGGCATCAGCTCCATGATCTGCTGATCCGTCGGCCCCTGCTCCGGGGCGGACAGCGCGGCGGCAGTGGCGACCATAGCGTCCATGAGCCTACGGACAAGCTCATTGGAAGAAGTTTCTGCAGCCGCTGGGTTCAAGCCTAAGTAGAGCTGAATTGCCGCATGAAGCTCAGCGCACAAGGCGCGGAAGTCGGTGGTCATCGGTTGGCCTCCTGCTCCAGTCGGTCTGCAGCGGCTCGACCAAGCCACGGCTCCGACCGCAGCCATGCCACCACCTCGCGGACCACGGCGCGAACTTCGCCTGGGCTCAATGGCAGCTGCCTGCAGATCCCGTTCACCAGCCCACCGGCAGGCGCGGGCGGGGCAGTTGCAGGCTGAGCGCGTCGGTGGGCAGCATAAGCGTCCTCAGGACTGGAAAACTCATGGCACGGATTGACGTACCGAGAGTTGCGTACAACCCAGCAGACTCGTCCGGTTTCCTCCGCTGGTTCCATCAGAATCCTGATGCCATCGCCATCGCTATCGGCGTACTCCACTGGGAAGATTGCAGTGGGCGCGGCAGTTGCCGAGGAATCCTCGGCAACTGGGGCGGGCTGCTTCGGCTGCTGCCCCAACTCCACAACCTGGCGGATGAGATTGATCTTCCGTCTCAGCATGTCGGCCTCCTCAAAATCAGCGACCTCCTCCAGCGCCTCGATGCGGGCGGCCAGCTCCTGGATGTAGCTGTCCTCTCTTGGGTCCCACATCACAGCACCCCCTTGCCCAGGAGGCGGTTCTCTACCAGCTGCGCATAGCCCGCGATGTCGTGCCAGCTGTCGGCATAGTCGGCGTCACCGTTGATGATCCGGCCGATCTTGTGGCAGATCATGTCCAGCGCTTCCAGCTGGTCCGGCGACAGGATCTTGCTTCGTGCTTCGAGGTGATCCCGCAGGCAGTTCTTCAGCTCCTGGGTCACCTCAGCGTGGCCCATGAAGTCGCCGTAGCGTGCGCCACGTTCGGCCAGCGTTGCATTGATGTCGGTCATCAGATGATCGTGCGAGTGTTTGCTGTTGGGTCCTGCTCCACCGCCTCGGCGGCAGCAGGTGCTTCGATCTCGTCCAGCCAGGCCGTCAGCGCATCCTTCGATGGGCCCTTCGGCCACTTCAGCCACTTCACCAGGTCCGCCCGGTTGGCGAACCATCGGGCGCTGCCCCGGTAGCAGGCGTTGAAGCCACCCCCGCAGGCCTCGACCCACAGCCCCGGCACCTGGTACTGCCGGCGCTTCATTGCTCACGTTCCATCCGCGGC